CGATGGCGGCGTCGCCGTGCTCGGGCTGTTCTCCGATGCGATGCCGGCGCCCTCGACCGAGGATCTGGATCTGATCCAGTTCGGCGACGGCGCGATCCTGTCCTATGACGCGCACGCGCATCTGCTCGTTGCGCAGCTGCCTGCGGGCGGCAAGGTCCGCATCGACGCGCCGGGCGGTGTGACGATCACCGGGCCGGTCTCGATTACCGGCGACGTGACGATCACCGGCAAGGCAACCGCCAGCGACGACGTGATCGGCGGAGGCAAGAGCCTCAAGTCGCATGTCCATAACGGCGTGCAAGCTGGCGGCGCGGTCTCGGGACCGCCGCGATGAGCACGCGCCCGAAAGCACCAGGCGAAACCGAAGCACCATTCTGGCGCCGCGCGCTGATCTCGATTGGTGCGCTGCTGCTCTTCACCGCCGTCGCCTCCGTGCCTCTGTTCGGTTTGTACGCGCTCAATGCCCAGATCGCCGCTGCCTTCGAAGGGCTGGCACGATGATCGGTATGAGCGCCGTTACCGGCAAGCCGCTCGAAGGGCTCGACCATCTGCGTCAGTCGATCGCCGACATTCTGTCGACGCCGATCGGCTCGCGCGTCGGCCGGCGCGAATACGGGTCGCTGCTCGCCGATCTGGTCGACCAGCCCATGAACGCACTCGGGCGGATGCGCCTGATGGCCGCAACGGCTCTCGCCATCCAGCGCTGGGAACCGCGGGTCACGCTGTCGGCCGTCGTCATTGAGCAGACCGGTCCCGGTGCCTTTTCGGCCCAGCTCGCTGGTCGACGCACCGACGTGACCGGCCCGAACGCAAGCGCACGTCTCACCGTCCCGCTGCCCCGCAGCAGCCCCACCGTTTACGCCTGAAGGAGCCACCATGCACGGCATCACCATTAAAGAAGTGACCGAGGGCGCCCGTTCGCTCGTCCTTGCCGCCACCGCGGTCATCGGTCTGGTCGCGACCGCCACGGCGCCGGCTGGCGCTGCTACCGAAGCACTCGACGCGGCCTTCCCGCTCAACCGTCCTGTCCTGGTGGTCGACCTCGAGGCGGCGATCGGCGTCGCCGGCACCACGGGCACGCTGGCATCGGCGCTCCGCGCTATCGCTGACCAGGCAAAAGCCCCCGTTGTCGTGGTGCGTGTCACGGCTGGCGCGGATGCCGCGGCGACCAGCGCGAACGTCATCGGCGCCACGGCAAATGGTCTGAAGACGGGCATGCAGGCGCTGCTCGGGGCTGAATCGCAGCTCGGCGTGAAGCCGCGGATCCTCGGCGCGCCGGGCCTCGATACGCAGGCGGTTACGACCGCGCTGGTCATCATCGCGCAGAAGTTGCGCGGGTTCGCTTATGCCGCGGCGATCGGCGCCGACATCACCGCGGCAATTACCTACCGGGCAAACTTCGGCGCGCGCGAGCTGATGCTGATCCATCCGGATTTCATCGCCTTCGACACGAAGGTCGCGGCCAACGCGACCAGCTATGCGGTCGCTCGCGCCCTCGGCCTGCGCGCCCGCATCGATCAGGAGGAGGGCTTCCACAAGTCGCTGTCCAACGTCGCGGTGGAAGGCGTCGTCGGTCTCACCAAGGATATCCAGTTCGATGTCCAGGACGAGAACAGCGATGCCGCGCGTCTCAACGACAAGCAGGTGACCGCGCTTATCCGGGCGGGCGGGGGCTTCCGCTTCTGGGGCAACCGGACCTGCATCGACGCGACGTCGCCCTTCACCTTTGAGACCGCCACGCGCACCGCGCAGGTGCTGCTCGACACGATCGGCGCCGGCATGATGTGGGCGATCGACAAGCCGCTGCGGCCGAGCCTTGCCAAGGACATCGTCGAGACGATCAACCTGTCGATTGCCGGCATGGTGACCGCCGGGCAGCTGATCGGCGGCAAGGCATGGTTCGTCGCCGACAAGAACCCCGCCTCCAGCCTCGCGCAGGGCAAGCTGTCGATCGACTATGAATTCACGCCGGTCCCACCGCTCGAGAACCTGCTGCTCACCCAGCGCATCACCGACAGCTATCTCGCCGACTTCTCCGTCGCCTGATCGCCGCCGACCTTCCCGACCTGAAAGCTAGGAGCCGATCATGGCACTGCCCCGCAAACTGAAGAACATGAACCTGTTCAACCAAGGCCGAAGCTATATCGGCGAGGTGCCCTCGGTCACGCTGCCCAAGCTGACCCGCAAGCTCGAGGAATATCGGGGCGGAGGCATGGACGGCACCGTCAAGCTCGACATGGGCGCCGAGGCGATGGAGATGGAATTCAGCGCAGGCGGTCCGCTGCGTGACGTCCTGCTGCAGAGCGCGGCGCCCACCATCGGCGGTCTCTTCCTGCGCTTTGCCGGCCAGTATCAGAACGATTCGTCCGGTACGTCCGACGCGGTCGAGGTGACCGTGCGCGGGCGCCACGAAGAGATCGACATGGGCGAGCAGAAGGTCGGCGAAGGCGGCGACTTCAAGGTCAAGATGGCCCTCGTCTATTACCGCCTCGAGTGGAACGGCGAGATGCTGATCGAGATCGACGTGCTCAACATGGTCCACATCGTCGGGGGCGTCGATCGCCTCGCCGACATGCGCGCCATCATCCTCTGATCCACCCCGCCACCAATCCCCCCAAGGAATTCCGCATGAGCGACACCAATCCCGAACATACGACCGTCAAGCTCGACTTCCCGTTCGCCCGCGGCGACCAGACCATCGACAGCGTCAAGGTGCGCCGGCCGCGCTCGGGCGAGCTGCGCGGGCTCAATATCGCCGACCTGGTGCAGATGAATGTCGCCGCGACCGCCAAACTGCTGCCGCGCATCACCATGCCGCCGCTGACGGATGCCGAGGTCAACAATCTCGATCCCGCCGACCTGACGCAGTTCGGCATGGAGGTTCAGGATTTTTTGCTGCCGAGGGCGGCGAAGGAGCAGGACTCCCGGAGCTGATCGACGACGCAATGGCGGATCTGGCAATCGTCTTCCACTGGCCTCCCGCCGCCATGGACGAGATGACGGTCGCCGAGCTGATGCGCTGGCGCACGCGCGCGGCCGAGCGCCACACCCCGGAAAGCTGACGCCATGGACCGCAATCTCCGCATCCGCATGCTGCTCGAGGCCAGCGACAAGGTCACCAAACCGCTGCGCGATATCATCGGGGGTTCGGCCAAGGCTGCGGCAGCGCTGAAGGTCACGCGGAACAGCCTGAAAGATCTGAGTGCCCAGGCACGCGCGATTGGCGACTTCCGGATCGGCCAGGCCAAGGGCGCGGAGATCTTCGGCCAGGTCGACGATGCCCGGCGCCGGATCCGGGGTTTGCGCGAGGAGATCGCCCGCACCGACACCCCCACGAAACGCATGGCCAACGCGCTCGCCGCGGCCGAGGCGGCGGAGCGCAAGCTCGTGCGCAGCAGCGAAGAACACAGCGCCGAGCTGACGCGGCTGCGATCAGGTCTAGCGGCCGCCGGCGTCGACGTCGGCAATCTGGGCGCACACGAGGCGCGGCTGCGGGACAACATCGCCGCGACGACCGCGACCATGGGCCAGCAGCGTGCCGAGTTCGATCGCCTCGACGAACGGCAGAAGCGCTTCGGCCGCGCCCGCGAAGGGTTCGCGCGGACCCAGAACATGGCAACCGGCATCGCGGCGGGCGGTGCGGCCGGCATTGCTACCGGTATGGCGCTCGGTCGCCCGATCCTCGGCGCGATCGGTGACGCGCAGGAATATCAGTCGGTAATGACCGACATCGCCCAGAAGGCGGATCTCGGGCGTGACCGATCGGAGAAGATGGGCCGCAACCTGCTCGCCGCGGCACGCGCTGCCAACCAGATGCCGGACGAGCTGCAGAAGGGCGTGGATACCCTCGCCGGCTTTGGTCTGAGCCCGGAAAAGGCGGTCGCGATGATGCGCCCGATTGGGCGCGCAGCGACCGCGTACAAAGCGGAGATCGCCGATCTGTCGGCTGCGGCCTTCGCCGCCAACGACAATCTGAAGGTGCCCGTCGAGCAGACCGCGCGCGTCATCGACATCATGGCCCAGGCGGGCAAAAGCGGCGCCTTCGAGATCAAGGACATGGCCGGCGCATTCCCCGCGCTCACCGCGGGCTATCAGGCACTCGGGCAGACCGGCACCGGCGCGGTCGCGGATCTGGCGGCTGCGCTGCAGATCGCGCGCAAGGGCGCCGGCGATTCGGC